GCAAAAATCAGAAAATAGATTCTCTGGCGACAGAGCGATGTATCCTTTTTGGAACACACCAGAAGGAAAAACTTCTGTATTACGTTTCCTTCCAGACGGAAACACAAATAATACGTTCTTCTGGGAAGAACGCTTAGTTATTAAACTCCCCTTCCAAGGCATTAAATGTGAACATGACCGTGAGGTTTTAGTTCAAGTTCCATGCATGAAAATGTATGGCGAAGCTTGCCCAATTTTGGCAGAGATTCGTCCTTGGTGGAACGATAAGAGCTTAGAAGCTCTAGCTCGTAGATACTGGATGAAGAAATCCTATATTTTTCAGGGCTTTGTCGTAGACAGTGCATTTGAAGAAAAAGACTTACCGGAAAATTCAATCCGTCGTTTTACAATCAATGGTAGTATCTTTGAAATCATTAAGTCAAGCTTAATGAATCCAGAAATGGAAGATATGCCTACTGATTTAGTTAATGGTCGTGATTTTAAACTAACTAAGACTACAAAAGGCGGATTTGCTAACTATGGCACAAGTAACTGGTCTTTTAAGACTCGTTCACTTGCCGAAGCAGAACGCAATGCTATTAGCACACACGGATTATTCACCTTAAAGGATTTCTTACCTAAGAAGCCTACTGCTGAAGAATTGGATGTTATTAAAGAAATGTTCCAAGCTAGTGTTAATGATGAAGCATATGATCCACAACGTTGGAGCAATCACTTTAAGCCACTTGGTAGCTTTAATGATACTGCTTCTTCTGCAACTCCTGATGTAGCCGTAGATGATGAACCAGAAGTTCGTTCTACTCCTAAGGTTTCTTCTGGAACTAGTGATGCATTGGCTCGTTTACAAGCTAAAGCCGCAGCTAAGCCAGTAACACCTAAGGTAGAAGCATCTGAATCCACATCTAGCGGTACAAAAGATCCATTAGAAATTCTTCGTAAGCTAAAAGAACGCCGTAGCGAAGCTTAATAGTTTATAAAGAACATTTTGAAGTCAAGAGGGTTTAACCCCTCTTGACTTAATGACTAATAATGGAAATTCAAAGAAGGAGATTTATAATGCGTCCATTCGACGTCAGCAAGTTCAGAAAAGAAGTTACTAAAAGTATGTCCGGCGTTTCAATTGGATTCAACGATCCAAAAACTTGGGTTAGCACCGGAAGTTATGCACTTAACTATATGATTAGTGGAGACTTTCATAAAGGAATTCCACTAGGTAAGTTAACAATGTTCGCAGGTGTCTCGGGTTCGGGCAAATCCTTTATTGCTGCAGGCAATATTATTAGAAATGCCCAAAAATCCGGAATTTATGTAGTGTTAATTGATACAGAAAATGCACTAGACGAAAATTGGCTACAACCTTTAGGAGTAGATACTTCTGAAGAAAAATTATTAAAGCTCAATCTATGTATGATAGATGATGTTGCTAAGGTTATTAGTGATTTTATTGAAAACTATAAAAATAATTACGGTAGTTTACCAAGAGAAGAACAACCAAAGATATTATTCGTTCTAGATTCACTAGGTATGTTATTAACACCGACCGATGTTAATCAATTTACTGCCGGTGATCTAAAAGGTGATATGGGTAGAAAACCAAAAGCATTAACCGCATTAGTTAGAAATATTGTGAATACTTTCGGTGAATGGGATATCGGTATGGTAGTCACAAACCATACATATGCGTCTCAAGACATGTTCGATCCTGATGATAAAATCAGCGGGGGTTCGGGTTTTCTGTATGCTAGTTCTATTGTTCTAGCTATGAGAAAACTAAAACTTAAAGAAGACGAAGATGGTAATAAAACAACTACCGTTCAAGGTATTAGAGCACAAGTTAAATGTATGAAAACTAGATTTAACAAGCCGTTCGAACAAGTTGAACTCAAAATACCTTATGAAACAGGTATGGATGCCCACTCAGGGCTGCTTGACATGTTTGAAGCCAAAGGTCTTCTAGTTAAAGAAGGTAATAAACTTAGATACACAGATTTAAATGGAAAAGAGTATAAGTATTTCCGTAAAGGTATTACTAATGAATTCTTAGATTTAGTTATGACTGAATTTCATACACAAATGGATAAGTTACAAGCAAAAGTGGTTTTTGATTTAAAAGCAGTTAAACAACTTTCTGAGGAAGAAAATGTTATTAGTGATACTCCTGAAGATTTTAATGGAGAAGAATAATCATGAATAGCGAGTGTAAACTAATTTTAGAAATTTGGGACACTTTTAGAGATTTAATCCCTGCATCCCGCAGGGAAGATGCTGCTTTATCTTTGCTGCGCTTATGCACAGAGTATGAAATGGATGTAGATCCAGTAGATCTAGAGGGTGAAGATACTTATTTAGATAAGGCCATTGAAGCTCTAAAAGAAGATGAAGACGAAGAAAACGAAGACGAATATTAGCATTGGTGTATAAATGAAATGGTATGACCGAATAACAGCTAGTCCAGACGATTTTTCACCTCTTATAGATTCATTAATATGGTTTGAAAATGAATATAATCAAGCTGTAGAAGAAGTAAAGATATTTGGATCATTTGAAAAGGCTGCGGCTGAATTACCGGGTATCATGCAATATCGTTATTCGCAGTTGCAGGAAGTAGAAGCTATACTTGAATATTTAAATTTACGTAAGGAAAGAGTTCATTGTTCAGCTTTTAAGAAATATCTTGAAACTTACAATCGAACTCTTACTTCTAGAGATGCAGAAAAATATGCAAACGGTGACGATAAGGTTTATGAGTTGGCTATGCTCATAAATCAAGTTGCCTTAGTGCGTAATAGCTATAACAGTATAATAAAAGGGCTAGAATACAAGCATTTTGGCTTGCAAAGCCTGGCCAAAATGAAAGCCGCCGGTATGGAAGATTATTTTATAAAACCATACGGAACATAATTTTTATATATGGAAAAGTTAGAAAAATAAAAATATTTTTTCTAACTTTTTCGTATATTTGTTTGCGATACTATGTAAATGTGCTAATATGTGTTTGTAGGTGCTTGCGCAGCAAGCGTTGTTTATTAGTTAAAAGGGTCGCAAGTCGTGAAAATTGTTCGTATTGTTCAAGGGTATTTTGGTGCCCGAGAACTCGTAAATATAGATTTTCCGTACGCCGGCGGCCCTACAATGGGCAAGCATGGTCTTTTTATTAAGGTCAACGGCACAAATCTTCCAGGTTGGCCACAACGTAATTTCAAAATTCACGTAGAAGGGCCATCATCATATACAATATATGATGGTGATCGTCCTCCTGTATTGGAGAATGAGATTTCTTCTGAGGAAGAAATAGTCGATGACGAAATGCCAGATTCTGATAAACCGGAAGGATATGTATCACGTAACACTAAGCCCGATTTGGTCACTGCAAAGCCGTTGCTTGCAGGGCATATGCCTTGGATTCCTCCTAATACAGGATCGGGCGTGCTTACCGGCGGACTGCTCGGTCATACTGATGCCCCAGATACTGATGAACCAGACGATGTAATCACACAGCGTATGGTAGAACGATTTGAAATACTACAGCAAATGGCTGTTGCTGCTTCTGACGGGGAAATCCGAGGACTGGTGGTAACTGGTGCACCCGGTATAGGCAAAAGTTACGAAGCAATACAAGCTCTTGAAAGAGCAAATGTTCTCAATAAAATGCAATACGTGATAGATGGCCCATCTGTGCAAGAAAATGTAGATATCACAGATGAAGATAAAGATGACGAAGGTCAAGAAATAAGTGAAGAAATAACCGGAGTTCACACTTACTTTTTACATAAAGGTTATGTGAGTGCCTCGGCACTTTATGCGGTGTTATATAACAATCGTCGTAAGGGCGAAGTTACAGTTTTCGATGACACTGATAGTGCTCTACTTGATGATACATCCTTGCAGTTGCTCAAGGCAGCACTTGATAGTGCTGATAGACGCATTATCTCTTGGTCTACAATGGATCGAAAAGATGATCTTCCTCC